TGAGCAAGATCGATTTCAAAGAGTATCAAAGCGCGTAACTCTGCGCGAGCAGAAAAGACTTAGGAGGTCTTAACGTGGAAAAAACGGAAAAGGAAAAGCTGGATGAACTGCTCGCCCAGACCGCTGAAAAAGCGGCTACCAAGGCTGTGCAGGACTACCAGGAAAAGCAGGGCAATGTCGTCGACAAGACCATCGGCCAGTTCATCATGAACGCCAACAAGGCCTCAGGCGACGGCATCACCGTCGGTGGACGCGTCGAGGTGCCCAAGGCGATCAGCGCGGCCCGCTGGATCAAGGTCGCCGCCATGGCCGAGAAGCATCGGACTACGTTCGATGACACCCTCAAGGCTATGTATCCCGACGACGGTCTGATCTCGAAGTTGCTGACCGAGCAGAAGGCCGTCAACAAGGCTCTTTCGGCCACCATCCCCAGCGAGGGCGGTTTCACGGTTCCCCAGGTTCTCGCCTCGGAAATCATCATGCCGCTCTACACTCTCATCGGTGTGACCAAGCTCGGCGGACGTCGCGTGCCCTTGCCGAACGGCAACATGACCATCCCTCGCATCAACACCGCGGCCACCGTCGGATGGATCGGCGAGAACAGTCCTTCCGGCGTGAGCCAGGAAGTCATCGGCGACGTGAAGCTGAATGCCAAGAAGCTCGGCGTCATCGTCCCCGTCTCGAACGACCTTCTGCGCTCGGCCGACATCGCCGCCGACCAGTGGGTATTGGACGACATCCGCAACCAGATGTTCGTCGAGATGGACCGCGCCATGCTCTACGGTTCGAACACTGCGTTCCAGCCCCCCGGCTTGGCCACGCTCCTGCCTTCCGGCCAGATCCAGGGATCCAGCTCGACCGCTTTCACCACTACCCTGATCTCGACGCTGTATGGCAAGATCCGTCAGGCCAACGTCACGATGATCTCCCCCGGAATCATCATCAACGCCGGCACCGAAGCCTACCTGATGAACCTGACCACCACGACCGGCGCGTTCCTGTTCTACGCCGAGATGGTCGAGCGCGGCACGATCCGCGGCATTCCCTATGCCGTGTCGAACAACGCAAAGTACACCACGTCGAGCACCGACTTCGTGGACTTCTTCATCGGCGACTGGTCGGAGTTCATCGTCGGTACTCAGGGCGACCTGATGATCGAGACCTCGCGCGACGGCAGCTACGAATCGGGCGGCACGACCTACTCGGCGCTGTCCCGCGACCAGACCATCGTTCGTTGCTTGTCGCTCCAGGACTATGCGATCCGCCACAGCGCTTCGTTCATTCAGTACACCGCCAAGCTGGCGACGAGCTAAGGAGGAACCATGTTTTCAAGCTTCCTTGAGCGGACCAACGCCGCTCAGACCATCCTTCCCGTCGTCACCGTCGGGAACTCGACTGTTACCGGTGTCACCGTTGACCGTCAGAACTACCTTTCGTGCGCGCTCGAGTATTCGGCCGGCGTCAATCCGTCTGTCCCCACGGGGTTCACGGTCGCGATCATCATCGAACACTCGACGACCACGAACAGCAACTTTGCTACATGGGTGACCATTCCCACCTTCGGCACGGCAGCTGACCTTTCGGCGGCTTCGACCGTGGTCTACCAGAACGTGGACCTCCGCGGCGCCAACCGGTATATCCGTGCGAAGGAGACTCTGACCTTCACTGGCGGAACGTCGCCTTCGTCGGCTCATGGCGTGAACTTCATCCTCGGTGATGCGATCACCGAGGCGCCCGTTCTGGCCGGCACCAACCTGGGAGTTCTCCCGACTCAGTAACGGAAAGGCTTTTGAGAAGCAAGGGCCACGGATCGAAAGGTTCGTGGCCTTTTTTGAAAAGAGGAGATTATGCCGAGTATCGGATTGACTACGCTAGCTGACTGCAAGACTCTGCTCAACATCGGCAGCGGCGACACGTCCAAAGATGCTTTGCTGACTCTTCTCATCGGTGCCATCAGTACCGAGGTTGAAACGTTTCTTTCCCGGAAACTCGGCACCACCGATTATGTGGAACAAGTCCCCGTCAACGGCCGTCAGCTGCTCCAAATGCTGCAATGGCCGATCAACAGCATCGCATCCATCATTGAAAGCACGGTCACGCTGGTCCCAGGCCAGGACTATCTTCTGTTGCCCCAGTATTTGGCTTCGGGTCAAATCTACCGCGGTTCCGGATGGGCTGGCCCCATGTGGGTTCGAGGTCTGACTGCGGATCCCTTCGCGGGCCAGATCATCATCACTGTCAGCTACAATGCGGGATATGTTCTTCCCGGTGACGGTCCTGTTACTGGCGTTGATCCACTTCCTAAGGACATTCAGTTTTGCGTTTCGCTCATGGTTTCAAAAGCTTATGGGCTGTCTCAGTCCGGCAACCTCGGCGAGGACCTGGCTAGCATTAAGGAAGGCGGACTGGCATACAGCTACGACAATCCCGCGAAAGTGCCAACTGATTTGTTTGGTATCGTGGCCGGAATGCCGATGCAGTTTGCTACCTATCTCACGCCATATCGAAGGTGGGCCGTAGCGTGATTCTCACCACCACCGTCGAAATCTACAGCCGAACCTCATCGCTCGACCCTAACAACGAGGGCATTCCGAAGTTCACGTATACGCTGGCATTGAGTACCGGTGCGAGCGTTCAGCCGGCAACCCTGACCGAGTCCGAGTTGAAAAGCTGGGGCATCTCGTCGCTGGTCACAGACTCAAAGCGCGTATTCATTCCCGGCATCTATGAACTCGGTCAGTCGTGGGCCATGAAAGACCTCGGCACTTCGAAGACCTACCAGATTCGCGCCGTCAATCCGTGGCCTTGGATTCACACCGAAATGATCTGCGAGCCATACCAAGGGAAGTCGCCGATATGAGCGATATCCAGAACGAACTCAACATTGCGGCCGAGAAGTTCTCTCTTTTCGGAAAACAACAGCAGGACAAACTTTCCAAAGCTCTTGTTCAGGGGATGCTCAAGATCCTGGCCCAGGCCAAAAGGAACGCGCCGAAAGATACCGGTCGCTTGGCTCAGTCGATTACTCAGACACCCGTCCAGCAGGAAGACGGCAAACTCGTCATCTATGGCGGCCCGACTGTCGAATATGGCGCTTTGGTCGAGTTTGGGACCGGGCCCCATGTCACCAGTCAGGGTCACGACGATTTCATTTTGTCGATCACCCGCTGGGGTGAACGAAAGGGTATGAGCCAGCAAGAAATCGAAGCCTTGATTTACCACATTCGCAAATATGGAACGAAACCTCATCCCTATCTCGGGCCGGCTTGGTATTCGCTCATTCGGGAAGTGCAGGCCGACATCCAAGAGGCGATGCAGGCATGAACATCATCGGATGGGTTTACAAAACACTGGTGGCTGATTCCGCTCTCGTCGCCGCTCTCGGCAGCTCAGACCAGATCCTTAGGGAATATCCGGATCTGATCGATGCTACACCGATCGTGAGTTTTTCCGAGGCGAACAACCGTGACGATTCGTTCTACGACAACCAGCCGTTGAGCGCCAGTTCGGCGGTCGACATTCACGTGTTCACGGACTTCGAAACGCCGACATCCACGATTGCCGATCTGGTGAGCAACACCATGAGAGGCATTCTTTTTACTCGAGACTATCAGGCTGATATGGATGATCCCAGTCAGAAGATTAGGCACAAAGTCATGAAGTTCTCCCGAGACAACATCGTTGCCGGGAATTTGCAATAAAGGAGGCTCAAGATGAGCGGAACCCCCCAGGCCGGTGTTATCGGTCTTTCAAATCTCACGTATTGGCCGCTGACATCGGACCCGGCGACCGGTACTCCCACCTACGGAGCGGCGGTGTCGCTTCCTGGTATCGCGGAACTCAACTTCGATCCGAAGGCGAGTCAGACCCCGTTCTTCGGTGACAACACGCTGATCGCTGTTGGCAGCACCACGGGTTTCCGAACCCTCGGCGCGAAGCTCTATGATATCGACCCGCAGTCGCTCGCGACTCTGATGGGCCAGACCTATGCCAATGGTCAGATTCTCGACCAGGGCAACGACATCTCGCCCTACTTCGCGCTGGCTGGCAAGGTGCTTCGCAACAGCACGACCGGTGGCGTCCCCACGCAGCAGTACGTCGTGTTCTACAAGGTCCAGTTTATGAAGCCCAAGTCGGATTGGAAAACCAAGGCCGACAAGATCACCTTCATCGAAGTCAGCCTCGATGGATCTGCAGTGGCACTGACTTGCAATGGTCAGTATGGCCTTATGCAGCGCGCAGACGACCCGAACGGAAGCGCTGCGGCTCTGACTGCCTGGTTCACTACCGTGCAGTTCAACGGCGCCGACAACAGCGCCTTGAGCGTGGTGTTCGCGGCTGGCGGGACGACCAAGACCATCACCGCCACCTTCAGCAAGGCCTCAACGTCCGGCGCCATTCCGTTCACCATGGCCAGTGCATCGACGCTGACGGCTTTGGCAAACGAGGTGCTGTTCGTGAACTCGACCACTGCCAGCGTCGGTGTCGCGGTGCCCGCTACGTGGGTCCTGACGACTCCGGGCGCAGGCTTCTCGAACAACACGATCGTGTTCACGGGGACTCTCGGCGCGGGTGCCGTGGCCGGAAATACCGTGACCGCGGCTCTGCGTTCGAACTCGACCGTGGTAGATAACAACGGAACCAGCGCAACGGGTGTCGGTAAGGGCACCTTGACCCTGGCCTAAGATCTAATTCGGCGGGGCGATATTGGAGTGGGGAGGTTTGCTTCCTCTTTCCTCTAAAGCTTCAATCGCGCCCCGCTTCTAAAAAAGAGGAAGGAACATGGCAAAGAACATCGGAAAACACGTAGGACAGCCAGTGATGATCGCCGGTCAGGAATATCGTCTGAGTCTGACGATGCTTGGCCTGGACTACCTGGACGAGAAATACGGCGCTGGCGAGGCAATGAAGAAGTTCCAGGAAATGGGGCAGAAGCTTCAGTCCGGAAATATCGACAAGGAAGCACGCTCCGTTCTGCTCGACTGGGTTCGGGCATCCCTGATTCACAACCAGTTCGACGAACAGGGAGTGAAGGTGCGCGACATCCCTACCGAGTTCCAGATCCAGTCATCGGTTTCGGTTGGCGAATTGCTCGCCCTCGGCGCCAAGGTCATGGAAAGCTACCGCGCCTCGTTTCCCGCTCCGAAACAGGAAGGTGATATCGACCCTCCCTAAGCGCGGATGCGGAGATTCCGTGGGACTACTTGTACACGGCCGCGCTTTCTTATCTCCACTGGACGGACTGGGGATTTTGGTCCTCAACGCCCAGGAAGCTTCTAGCGTGTCTTGATGAGTTCTGGTATCTGGACCACTTGAGGTCATACGAGGCCGCTGCATACAACTTGGGATTTTTCGGAGTCATGTTCAGCAAAGACGTGCAGATCCCGGATCCGCCCGAGCGAAAGAATAAGCCTAGAGGCGTTGTCACAACGAACGACGCAGGGCTTGCACTGTTGGAAGGAATGTTTTGAGCGACGAAGCCAGCTTTAGTCTAACAGCAAAACTTCTCGGCGATGGATCTGGCCTCGCAACAGCTCTTGAAAATGCCCAGAGCATGCTCAAGGGGTACGGACTCGACCTCGAGAAGATGACGGAAGAGGGCTCTGCGCTTTTTAAAAAGTTCGGCGTGGATGTCGACGGGTTTGCGGAGAAGTTCGGCGCCAGCAGTGAACTTCTTGTCGGCCTGGCAGCCGCGGGCGTGGCTATCTTCGAAGTCGGAAAAGAGATCTTCGAAGTCGGCGAGAAGTTCGATGAAGCTTTCTCGGTCATTGGCAAATCGACAGGCGCCGTCGGGCCGCAGCTGAGAGAACTCAGTGACGAGTTCGTGAAGGTCATGGGGTCTGGGGTAACTCAGGGCATCGATGATCTTTCAGAAGCGTTTTCCCTATTGGCACAGAAACTCGATCTGACCGGAGATGCATTGGTTCAGGCTACGCAAGAGTTCTCCGCGTTTGCCGATGTGAATAGGACGTCGGTCGCCGAATCGGTGCGACTGGTGACGGACCTGATGAACCAGTGGAATATCTCGATCGAGGATTCCGCTGAACTCATGGACCAGCTGACGAAAGCAGCGCAACTCACCGGTAAACCCGTCACCGAGATCAGCCAAGCAGTCATCGGCTCAAGCGCTCAATTCAAACAGCTTGGACTCTCGCTCACCGACTCTATCGGGTTCCTGACGGCCTTCTCCAAGGCAGGTGCCGATGTCAGCGCGACGACGCAGGCGCTTAATCATGCCGTTGTCACTTTGTCGCAGTCTGGCCGTGACGTTCCGGAGGCGTTTCAAGAAGCCATCAGCGCCATTCAGTCCGCCAAAGATCCGCAGGAAGCTCTCAACGCGGCGACAGAGATTTTCGGCGCTCGCTCTGCCCCCAAGATGGTCGACGCCCTCCGCAACGCGAAGTTCGACCTGCAGGGATTCACCGAAGCTATCGCCACGGCTGGTGGAACTGTCGAAAAGACTAACGAAGCAACCGAGTCTATAGGTGACAAATGGGCGGCGCTCGGAAACAAGATCATGGCCGCTGTCGAGCCGATCGGCGAAGTCTTCATCACAGTGGGAAAACTCGTCATCGACGCAATCAACAAGATCGTGGAAGTTCTATCGAACATTCTAACTCCGGCTTTCGATCTACTGCGCGATGAATTCCGAGACTTCGGTGATGCATTCAAGGCCGTGTTCGGAGCGGTGGCCGCAGTCCTTCGCGGTGATTGGAGCACGGCATGGACCGAAGCCCAGCTGGCGGCACTGAACGTTATCAAGGCTGTCCTGGACTTCTTCTCGGCGATGGCAAACCAGGTCATCGGAATCATCAACAATATGACCTCGGCACTTCGAACAACTCTGGATGCCGTCGGCGTGCATATCAAGGCAATCGGCGCCGTTTCTCTTGCCGAGGTCACCGGCATCTCTGAAACCATCAAGAAGCTCTATGCCTCACTGGAACAGGACGGGAATGAGGCAACAAAGAAGCTCGGTCAGCAGGCCGCCGCTCGAGAAAAGATCATCAACGATGAAGCGAAGACTTACGGCAAAAGCACGCAAGAAATGATCAGGGATGGTCTGGCACTTGAGGCTGAGTATGAAAATCAGATCGAAACTCAGAAGGAATTGACAAAACTGTACTATGGTACTGCCGTTGCCTCGGATCAAGCGGCGAAAGCTTTGGCCCAGAACACAGCCTTGATTGGGGGCGCCATTACCGGGTTGGTAGAGGGCCCCATGGTGGCACTGGGCGGCGCTCTCGAGAAAGGCGAAAACGCTTGGCACGCTTTGGGGACTGCGGCACTTCACTCCATTGGCGCTATCGTGAAGGGCTTTGCTGACCAGATGGCGGCCAAGGCAGCGCTGGATTATGCGCAGGCCTCGGCCTACGCTTCCAACCCGTTCACCGTATTGGCGGCCCCGGGGTACTATGCCCAGGCCGCTATTGAAGGGGGCGCCGCCGCCGCCGGCTACGTGGCTGCCGGTGCGTTGCAAGCTTTCGAACGCGGTACTCCGTACTCAAGCGGAGGTGCGGCTATGTTGGCCGAAGCCGGCCCAGAACTTGTCATGTCACCCGGCATCCACACTCTCGCACAGGGAAGTGCCGTTCTCGATGCGGCCAGTACAGCCAAGCTCATGGGCCACGGCAAAGGAACCACATTGCAGTTCAACATCGGCAAAATGGATAGCTCGAGTGTTGGTGCCACGTTGCGCCAGGCGCAGGCTATCGCGCGAAGCATGGCTTTCCAGGGTGTGCTATGAGAAAACTCGTTTACACAAACCCACTCGGAGTCTCTGTAACTCTGTTCGATGACAAGTACCTCATTACGACTCTTGACGGAATTGATCTGCCAACTGTCGATCTTCAGGAGCAGAAGGCGCCCTATCAGGACGGAACGACATATCTCGATGCTCTACTCGAGCCACGGACGATCATCGTGACTGGCGCCATCGTGAATATCCAACAGCTGGGCTCGATCTTCACGAACAGAGCAATCATTCTCTCCGCGTTGAATCCCAAGAACGGTCCCGGCGTCCTGACCTATACCAACGACAACTCGACCTATACGACAACTTGTATCATTGCTCAGGCGCAGTTTCCGAATAAACTAGCAACTGATCCCTTCCAGATTTTTCAGATTCAGATTTACTGCAATGACCCCTACTGGTATGCATCGGCCAGCAGCTCCGCGTCGATGTCAGTTGTCACCGGCGGCCTCACGTTCCCGATCACTTTCCCGATCACTTTCGGAACCTATACTGGAAACTTGCCAGTAGGGGCGAATAATTCCGGCGATTCCGTCACGCCGGTGCTCATCACGATCACCGGTCCATCTCAAGTCCCGATCGTGACTAATACCACTACAGGCCAGTTCATTTCCTCGAACATCACTCTCAACAATGGCGATGTCTTGATCATCAACACCAAGTTTGGTTCGAAATCAGTGGTCTATTATCCGAGCGGCGGAACGCCACAGAATCAGATGGCTTCATTGGTGGCCGGATCATCGTTCTGGAATCTCAACATTGGAAGCAACATTCTGAATTTCTCGGATCTTACTCTCGGGGCTGCTATCTGTGTGGTAAGCTGGAACAATCGATACTCTGGGCGATAGCAAGCAATTCGAATAGGAAGGAAATAAAATGGCAGCGACGATCACGACTTTTGCTTATGATGCGGTGGCTGGCGCGCCGACTTACAACTCGGCTCAGACCACCGACTGGATGAACCAGGTTACTGGGCGCCCCGCTGGCGTCATTCCTGGCGAAGATCTCGGGCTTGTCTGTACAGCAGACGGTCTCGGGAACGTGCTGACGCAGAATGGCGTATCGGTTCTTAATGGTCGTACTGCTGTTCTTTCTGCCGGTCCGCAAACCACAGCCATTCCTACACTCCCCGCTTCAGGCTTCCGCACAGCCTACGCTGTCGTCATGCGGTATTCCCCTGGCACGCAGTCGACTTCGATCTTCATCATCGCTGGCTCTACGATCGCCAACCCGGGGCCAGCAGTGAATCCCTCGATTGTCTCGACCACCGATATCCTCTTGGCCTATGTGCTTGTCGTGAACACCGGTGGCACGCAGGCCTACACCGTCACCGATGCGCGGACCTTCTCGGATATCAATGTGTTGCCCATCACGGGCGCCGTGACCTATACGAAAAGTCAGCTGGCGGTCGACTCGCAGATTTTCGCGGCGCTTACGGGCGGTGCAGTCGTCGACATTTCTGCTGGTTCGATTTACCAGGGGGCGGAGCTCTTCGTCAAGAATGCTTCGGTGGCGCCGCAGACATTGACCTTGCG